TTGTAAGCAACTAAAGAACCCCTCATAAGACGACGAACATCTGTAGTCGGAAATATAACTTCTAAACTGTATACACCCTCGTTCCATTCCCACGCTGTGGAATCAGTGTCCGAAATAAATAAATCAATAGAACCTGTGGCATCGCCCAGAGTTATACCTCCGTTCTCAGTAGTTAACTCTTGGAGGATGGTAGCGGAATCTTGGTCAGGACGTATCTGCATACGTGCCGTACAGCCGGTCAGGTCAATAGGGGTCTGGGGGTCTTCTTCATACGTCCATACAAATGTATGACGAAACGTAGAACCCTTCTCCACTTCAATGTTAATGACGACACTGCGGCGTGTTATTTTTTCAGCCATACCATTCGTTCCTGTCTTTAGATGGAGCTATATAGTTTACAGGCCGAGTACGCAATCCTTCAGGCTCTTGCAGTTGGTTGAGTCGAACTTCGCTGGGTACATAGTCGCCAAACGCGTTGTTAAACTGCGCAAGATAATCCATACCCTTACCTTTATCATAGCCATCCGCGTCCTGCTTCGAATACGCTTCATACAACATCCACCAAATAAGGTCACGATGATACTCCTCAGGAATTGATAACTCGTCTGATACAGACCCTATAGGGTCAACAGGCTGATGCCAAATAGAAAGCTGAAGTTTCTTACCGTCGTCTTCCGACTGAGGCATAGGATATACAAAGAGCTTCCGTCCACGGATGACGTAGTAAGGTGTACTGTTCGTTACAGACACAGAACTATTACGCCAATCATTCTGATAGCGGTCACGTTCTTCTTTGGAAATATGCGTAAGCTTTTTAGAAGCGTCAAAGATGACTTCCTCGATTACATTAATCTTCTGATTAATCTTGTAATCTCGAACACCTGCTTTGAGCGTAATTTTACCTAGACCAGATGTGTCGTCATAAAGAAAGTCTGTACGGTTACATGCCTGACGCTGAGCCTCAGTTAAGTACCGCAACAAAGCTTTGTCAGACCATAGAAACTGGTCAGCCTTTTCTTCAGCCGTAGCAGTTTCCCACCCGTCGAAAGTATCATCCAGGTAATCTTCGCGAATGATAGTTATGATTTCGCTAACTTCCACAATGACCTCCTAGATTAAGTGCCGTGCTGGGCTACTTCGACCACGCAAGGAGCACCAGTTACAGTGACTATAAATCCTGTAATCGCATACTCAACTTTTCCAGGTAAAGTCACTGCCTCGAAAGGCACAACTGTTACATCAGGAACGTTGAAATCTGAGATAGTTGATTCAACTGTAGCTGCCCCGGCGATGACATTTATGCTAACACCTCTGTCAGCATATGCATCGATGGGAAGAAGCTTAATACCAGTCGTATCAAATGTACGTCTGATTGGCTTCATTAGCTATTTGCTCCAGCGTTGCTAGTGTCATACGGCTTATAAGTAATATAAGTAGTACTTGGGTCTGCGCCTGCTGCCACTGTTACCGAAATAGGTAAAGCAGAAGTGAAAGCTGCGGTATACACAGGCTCACCGATTACTGTGACAGCTGCAGGAGTTAAAGTTCCTGTATCACCAACTTCATCAAAGGTAAGCTGAGGGCCGACAGCGTCAGACATAATGGATTGGATAAGTGAGCCTGGTGGAAGTGTTGCTACTACATTACCTACATCTGCCAATCCTGTTGGAACAGCAAGTTGAGCTAGTAAGGTACCAGCGGCATAAGGTTTTTTACCGACGCGTACTGCGCCAGAGAATGTTGTGTTACCCATCGTATTTCTCCTTGGAGAATCTGTTTAAGTTACTTTGGTTGTTGTACTGAGTATAGAGCATAAAAAAAGCTCCTGCAAGTTTCCTTGCAGGAGCTTTTATACATGGCTATCAAACCTTGTAAACCGTAGTTACTATACCACGATTAGGTATTACTGACCAGAACCAAACAGAGCACGAGGGTCAGTCCAACCGAAGCTGTAACGCTCACGGGTAGAGTAACGGTAGTTACCTGAATCAAAATCAACGTCCATCTTACGAGTAAGACCTTTACGTTTCATGTGTTTCAAACCATCGTTGATGTTTGTCTTACAGAACCAGTCGTTAGCACTAGCGAAGCGAGTGATAACCTTAGGGTCTGAACCAAATATACCCTTATCCTTGATTGCGTTTGCATCGTTATCTGCAGTACCAGGGCGAAGCTTGGTGCGCAGAACACGGTGTGCAACGTATTCCAAGTCGGGTGGAATTAGTAAACCTTTAGCTTTCATTGCTAGAGGAATGCCGCGGTCATCCACAGCTTTGCGGATTTGAATCAACATGTCTTCCAGTGCAGACTCAGAAAAGTCAGACGCTGTAGCCAACATATTAGAATACGTACCACCTCCAGTTAATGGATGAGCCATAGAAAGTAAAGCTTGACCGTCGCCGCCAGCATAGTTGCCGTCGTAAGCGCGATTGAAAATGTCAGCACCTTTGATTTCTTTGGTTTCCTGCATAGCTCGAGAAAGTGCTTTCGAATACTTGCTGCCCATTGTCATGTACAGATTATCTTCGATAGCTTCCTGAGTAATAGCGAATGCTAAAGCAATTGTTTCGTGAGTATAGCGAGACTTCCAACCTTCTTGTGCTTCGTCGTATGTGACGCCTGCACCCTCTGCCTTAACAGCAGCTTGGCCGAAACCTGTTACCAGTTGGTCTTCTTCGTATGCTTTCTTAGAGCTAGATACTTCGAAGCAACCGCGCCATTCTTCTGGATGACGTTTATAGTCTAATCCAAATACAGTATTCAAACCTTCTTCTAAAAGGCTAGCAAACTGCGCTCTTGTCATTGTTCCCATGAGTTTGCTCCTTAAGCTAGGGTTACTTCAACGTAAGCAAGACCATTAAGTGCGTCAACACCTAAAACTTTGCGTACAGAGAAATCGCCGTTAGTGGAAGCGCCTACAGACATAGTAGATGCGCCGATAGTTGGGTTTTCTGAGCCGTTATCAACTAGGTCGCATAATGCGCCTACTGTTAATGCTCCAGAGTCGTCAACCACTTTGTAAGACATATCGCTATCTTCCGACACGATTGCTTTACATTCAGTTTGATTAGCAACACCATCCCAATAAGGAGAGAATTTTTGTTCGCCGCGTGCGTTTACAAACATACAGCCTAAGAACGTTCCAATCATCGCTGTGTTAGTTGCTGCCTGCTCGACATTACCTGCATTAAGAATGACCATGTCGCCATTCCAAATAGTAGTAGTGTTAGCTGGGTCAATAGCATACTCAAACAAACGTTGATTGCCGCCTCCGCTATGGCGAAGGGCTTTAAAACCGTTTGACATAATAGATACCTTTTAATTTGCTCAATCGTCAGCGACAGGGGCTACCCTCCCGCGGTCAACGCTTGAACGTTGTTCTGTAAATTCTGGACGTGTAACACCAGAACCCTTTTCATGCACCTTGTGCATACTGTTAGTTACCGATTCCATTTGAGCATTCGCTAGATTTTCTTCTCTGCGCTTTTGCTTAGCATGGCGTTCGATAGGACGTTCCATTAATATGTTGCCGTGAATGCCGATTATGTTTGAGCCTTGGTAGTTAACCGTAGGGACGTATTGTCCTTTAGGAACTGTGTCAGCTAAACGGGGTTTCCAACCCTGGTTCATTCGACGATAAACATTCGCTTGGTCGTCTTCGCTATTGATAGATGTTCTTACCCATCTTTGCACCATTCCTTCGCGTGGAGGCATGTGCTTGGTATCTAAAAGTGCAGGCTCATCATCGAAACTATCGCCATAGTCATCGTGAATGTCATCCGCGACACGGGTTTCTTGTTCCCGTGATAATCTATCTGTATTAGTCATAGTATTGTCTCTCTATATTATTTTGTCAAGTTTACGCCGATTTGTTAGCTAGCCATTCTTTACGTGCAGTTGGGTCTTTAGAATCTAAACCCCAATCTTCCATACGAGAGAGGTCTGACTTAGTAAGTCTGCTCGATTTTGAGCTACCTGCAGGTGTCGTACCTGTGTTCGGAGGAGGCGCTGCTTGACGTCTTGGTTTAGCCTTCTGGTTTCTACCAAGACGCTTGTCTAACTCAGCATACAAAGCTTTATCTTCAGGGTCATAGCCGTCGTCAAGAAGCCTGTCGTACTCTTCGTTAACATAAGCTGTGTAGCCGTTATCGACGTTGAACCGATTGTTCCCTTTCATCCATTCCATCTGAACATCTGGAATTCCCGCTAGTTCTGAATCAAATTCTGGCTGAGGAGGATTATTGCGCTGCTGTTCTTCATACGCAGCCTGAGACTCGAGGTCACGGATATGAATCTTCATATCCATGATGTCGTTGTTTACCTTACTCGCCTTTTCGTACTCGCCGTCTTCCATAAGCTGGTTGTGCATACGACGGGCATTCTGCACACGGTTGTTCATAACCATACGCTCTTTGTTACTCTTCTCTGTTACCTGGCTTTGCTCTAGAGCTGCCATCCGTTCTTGAAGAGCGTTGTTTTCGGCTCTGAGGTCTTCGCGCTTTCTAACCTCACGGTTAATGCGCTTTTGCACCGACCGAGAATA